ACCGACCCGGATTTGCCCAATATCGTCAACGAATCCAAGGGTCGCGTCGCCGCGTCGCGCATCCGCAAATACTGCCGTCAAACTGACGCCGACAATCTGATCTCGCAGGCTGTTGGCATCTCGTTGCGCAAGGGCTTGGGGCTCATCAAGAGCGGCGTCGTCAACAAAGAGTTTTCGAACCAGCTGGTCCAGCCGGAAAACTTTGGCGTGCTGCACGAGAACCACTGCAAGCTTGACTGTGACATGGAAGCGTTCACGCATCGCATGTTAATCACGCCTGCGCAGTTTCGCAACCTGATCAAGGGGCGCCCGGACGAAGCCGATCTGAAAGAGCGCGCCAAGTCGCACATGCAAGGTTTGAGCGGCGGCATGAAGGATGCGTCGGGATCGGCGATGAACATCGTCACTGGTGGCCTTTATCCTTTTCAAGCCGGTGGTTCCGGCCTGCCCAACCAAAGCCGAGGCATCGTGGATTGGATGTCGCAGCCCAAAGCCAGCATCGACCCAACGGTTGAATCTTCCATGCTGGAAATGGACGAGCTGTGGGTCTGGGATGACAAGCGCGGCGATTGGGCCACGTTCCAGATCATCGGCGACAACATTCTGCTTGGCGGAAAGTATCAAATTACCAGCGCCTTCTCTTACAACACGCAGGCGCGGCAGACGGACCCTACGCTCAAGGGCAACCATCCGTTCAGCGTATTTTGCGCCAATCCCGTGCCGGAATATTTCTGGGGCGTCTCAGAAATCACCCGCCTGATTTTGCTTCAGGAAGCGATCAATTCGCGCATCACCGGCATCAACAAGATGCTGCGCAAGCAAGAAGAGCCCGCCACCAAGTTTGTGGGCTCCACCGGCGTCAACCAACAGGCCTTGTCACGGTTCAACAAGCCGGGTGGCTACTGGACCGACTCCAACCCCAACGCCAAGATCGAGCGCGACAACGTGCAAATCCCCGAAGCCCTCTGGCATTCGCTGCACGAATATGAGCGCATGTTCGACGAGATGATGGGCTTGCCGCCCATCGCCAAGGGCCAAGGCGAACAGGGTGTGCGCTCCGGCGCGCACGCCGACACGCTGATCCGCATGTTCTCGCCGCGCTTCAAAGACCGCGCCTTGCTGGTCGAGCGTGACGTCGAGAAGTTTGGCGCCTTGATGCTCGATCTTGCCCGCGCCCACATCGACCAGAAGATGATCGCTTGGGTTCCCAAGGAAGCCGCCGGGTACGAAGACAGCTCCGCGCCGGGCGAAGAAAAGCTGCTGATCCCGCCTGCCAAGGGTTTGGTGCCGGTGACGTTCACCTTCGCCGATCTGCCCGACGACGTGTCCTTGACCGTGGACTCGCATTCCTCGTCGCCTGCCTTCTCGCAGGACGCCAAGGAACTGGCCTTCAGCCTTCAGCGCATTGGCGCCATGTCCCCGGCGCAGCTGGTCGATCATGTGGACGTCAGCGACCCCGACGATCTGCGCGCCAACATCATGCGCCGCGAGATCGCCCGTGCCGAAGCGGCGGAGAAGGAACAGGAACTCAAAGCCCAGACGCACAGCAAGAAGAAATAACAAAAAAGCCGACATGTTCCTTTCGCGAACATGTCGGCTTTGATCTGTTAAGTTTTCGGCGTTTTGTTAACACGTCACCTTTTGCCGGTCGGCTCCGACCGCAACACACGCAACGGCGATTGGCCGTTTCTGACATCCGGCAGTTGCAACGAACCGGGGTTCAACGCGGCGCTGCGGAAAGCGCCTGCAAGCGCCCGGCGGCCCAGAGCGTCCGCTTGCTTCTTGTTGATACCTGCCGCCTGTAGCCCCTTGCCGCCAAAGTAGTTGTCCGCCAGCGTCTGTTGTTGGCCGGGAAGCTTGGGAGCCACGGCTTCGCCGTGCCGGATGTTGTCCTTCAGATCGGTCATGTTGTAGTCTTCCATGACGATCCGCGCCGTCTCATCGACGGCCTTGACCACGGTCTTGTTGCCGATCTGACCCGGCCCCTGACCTTCCTCCACCATGCGCTGGAGATTGGCGATCTGCTTCTTCAGCGACTCCAGTTCCTGCTTCGCGCCGCACGCCTTGTTGGGGCACGGCGGGTCTTTGATGGGCACGGCCTTGAACGTGCGGCTGTACTCATGGCCGCACAGCTCGCACTGATACCTGATCTTGTACTTGGTCGGTTCCAAGAAACTCTCCGACGTGTCTGTGTCGATCCCCAACGTGAGCGTCATGTCAGTCTTCCATCTTCTTGTAGCCGATGGGCTCGAAATCAATCTGCTGCCCGCCCGCATTGTGCCGCGCCCAATAGGACCGATAAATCCACTTCACGTTGATCGGGTCATACGCGCGGGTGGTGCGCCACGTCGCCGGATGCACGTCCTTGCCGGTGGAGGTCAGCCACACCGGTTGACCATCAAAAGGAAAATCGGGGCCGATTTCCGGAATGACGTCCCAGCCGTTAGGAATGACGACGGCTTCAATGATGGGCGCTTCATCGAACAGCGCCGTGTCGGACTTTGCCTTGAACTGAACGTCTGATCTTCTCATAGCCCATACTCCGATTGCCATGTTTCAGGCTCAACTTCGTTTTCCGCCTGATCTTGCATCGTTCTCAAGTAGTTGAAAACAATACGGTTGACCGTGGTCGAGGCGCTGGGTTTTTCACCTTTTTGGGCCGAAGTGACGGCCTCGTAGGTCATGCCCTGCCCCATCATCTCACGTTGCGTCCAATCTTTCCACGCTCTGACCGCGAAGGCCATGGCAAAGACGCGATCATCCTTGCAGTTTTCGTCCCGCGACTCCGGAGCGCCGATGTGCCCGTCCTCCACGACAATCAACGACATCTCGTTCAACAGCGACCGAGACTTGATCTCCAATTCCCGCGACACGTAGCAGCCGCGCAATTGGTGCATCAGCACCGACTGTGTGGACCATGTGGTGGCGAAACCGATCACGTAGCCTGCGCCCATAGAGTCCGGGCGCTTGTAAAGGTACATGCGGGCGTGGGCGCCGGCGTCTTGCCAGCCACGCGCCTCGACCTTCTTGGTGTTGCTCTCCAACGACAGCAGCTGCCGCAGGTGATCGAACTCGCCCAGCACCAGCGCGCCGGGGCCGCCAACCTCCGGGTTGACCAAGCAGTCCACGTAGGCGGACGACAGGTGAAACAGCACCCACGCGGCGTGCTTGGCTTCCACGTCGGCGGTGCAATACTCTGCGACCTGCACCACCTTGTCGGCAAAGCACCGCCACACGGAGATGACGTGGTGGTCCTTGTGGTCATTTCGGCCATAAGCCGGGTCCATGCCGATGACGTACTTGCCGCCGTCCACCGGCTCTTCCCAGACCTTCAGCTCAATCTCTTCGGGCGAATCAACGCCCGGTTTCAGCTCGATCATCTTGAAGTTGAAGAAGTCGCCATCGACCTCATAGCGGTAGGCCTTATAGCGGATGTTCTCTTCCTCAAGCTTCTTCATGTCGGCGGTCAGAACCCGCGTCTGGAAGAACGAATAGCCGGTCTGGACGAAGGCTTGCTCCGCCGTCCACGGCTGGTTCTGATCCAGCAACGCCTGTTCAGCGCCTGCGCTCTCCGTCTTCCACCTGATCCACGCCAGCTGTTCTGCCGTGACCTTGTGGCCGTACAGCTCACGCACCTGATCAATCATTTCCTTCTCGTCGAAGTCCGGCGGGTGCAAGCCGTGCTGCAAGAAGCGAGGGTCTTTGCGCGGTATCTTGTTCGTGTCGCCAGCCCACCAACCGACGAAGAACGACCGCGCCGTGAGCGGATCGTTGATGCCGTCCACATACCGGGTGCGCCAGTGGTTGAAGCCCTTGGCCGTGCTTTCATAGATGAACAGCCGGTTCGGGTTTGTTTGCGCAAACCCTTCTTCCAGCGACTTCAAACCTTCCGCAGAGCCGTAGGCCGCGACTTCCGTCAGATGTCCGAAGGCGTAGCCGACGCCTTCGCCCCATGACGTGCCTTTGTCTTTGGTGCCTGCGACCAAGAGGTCGAGACGTGCCCCGTTGGAGAACTGAAGCATCTGCCGGTTAGAACGAACGATCTTGAACGTGTCGCCGAAATATCCATCGGGAAACGACTCGACGTACTTCTCCAAGAGCATCCGGTTCGCTTCACGGTTCTTCTCCGTGTCCGTCACCAGACAGCCGATGATGTTTGGATGGAGCGCCATCCAGAACACGTCAATCGCCAGCGAGACAGTGGTCACGCCCAATTGGCGCGACTTCAAGCAATAGAACTTATGGATGTCCTGATCCAGCCCAGAACCGACTTCCTGAATGAAGCGGCGCTGGCTTTCCCATAGCTCAAGCTTCGCGCCGCGCTCGTCCTGCGACGTGGACTCTTTCGACGATATGCGAATATCGCCGATGAAGTCCTGAAACAGTTTCAGCCACTTGGATGCTTTGATCGCCATTACAGACCGTTGTTGCTGCGCCAGCTCTTCATGGCGTACTTGTCCTCGACGGACATTTCATTGAACAGCTCGTATTGCGGCTCGTTTTCCGTATCCGGCTCTTCGCTGGGCGGCTCTTCGATTTTGGTTTCGAAGACGCTCACGAACGGCGCCAGTTTGAACTCTAGCTGAAAGCCCAGCGCACGGGCGAAGTCTTCCACCGTTTCGATGGTCGCTTCACGCTGCGACCACATCTGAACCACGCGATCACAGCGGTCGATTGTTTTCTGAATGTCCATTGTCCCCGCACTCCCGATCAAGTCCCACCTCGATAAAACGCCGCGCGGCTTCAGTGTGAGACACCTGCACCGTCACGGCGTAATCCTTCAACCGCTCCAAAAAGTGAGCCGACACGGGGACTGTCACTTTCTCCCGCTTGGCGTCCTCTTTCTTTTTGTAAATGCGCGGCATCAGCTTTTCTTTTTCTTCGCCGGGTGCGCGAAGTCCCCAAGATTGGCGAGCCGGTTCACGGCAGGCTTGACCGCCTTGGCCGGGGGCGTCTTGGGCGACACAGCGGTGGCGGGCGTCTTGGGCGTCGCCGCAGCGCCGACCTTCGGGAAAACCTTTACCGGGGTCTTGGCGGCTCCAAGCTCTTTAGGCATCTTCGCCATGGTCACTTCCCCTTCTTCTTGGCCGTGCGCTGCGTCTCTTTCGCAATCGCGACCGCCTGCTTCTGAGGCCGCCCTTCCTTCACCAGCTTGCTGATGTTCTTGCTGACGTCCTTCTCAGACGTGGTTTTTTTAAGAGGCATCTCGATCTCCGTGGCTTCTGCGACGACGGGGTTTGTCGGCGTCGCTATCGAACAGCCTTTCGGGTTCGGGGGCAAGGGGCTGTGCAGCGGCATCGGGTGCGGCTGGCTCGCCCGCTCCAAGAAGTCTGTCCACAGCTTCAGCGGTGGCATCCGCGTTGTGTTCAGGTTGGCTTTCAGCCACGCCCAATCCCACTTCATTCGCGTCGCTCTCAATGGCTGCGGCAGGCGCCCGGTGCTTCTCCACAAGCTCCGTGACGATCATGGACAACACCCCGGCGGAGGCTCTAAACGCCGAAATGCTATCCTTGGTCCGGTGGTTCATGGGGATTTCCCACACCGGGCACTCTGCCGCTTTCTTCAACTCCCCAGCAAGGTCGTTTAAGAAACTCTCGAATTGCTTGTCCATGTAGGCCTCTCAAGTTGATGTGATCGTATCAGATCAATTTTGCGGTGACAAGCTGTCTTGTGGATCAGGCATGACGACATCGACAATCATGTGGATGCGGTCGGTCTCCCCGTCATTAATCGCGAAGTGCTTCAGCTTGTGATTGAACCACCAGACGCTGCCGGGTTTCCAGTGGTCCGCCCGTCCGCCCGTGACGTTCAGGCAGCGCGGGTTTGAGGTCAGCGCAATGTGCAAGCGCGTGAAGTGGTCGGCGTAGCGCCCTTCATCGACATGCGGCATGACGGCGCCGCCCGCTTTCAGCTTTACAAGCAGCACCCTGCCCAGCTCCGTCACGCCCAACATGGAGCACACGTATTCGACCAGCGGCATAGCGGCGGAGAGGGCGCACTGTTCCTCCGGATAATCCACGCTGCCTAGATCGTTGAAGTACAGCTCCGGCGTGAAGCCCAGCGGTCCACGGATGAACACGCATTTGGTGTCGGCGTGCGCGGAGCCCGGATAGGTCTGGCGGATGGTTAGCCGGTTCCACAATCCGGAGTTCTCGTTGAGCTGGGACACGAGCGGGGCGACGTCGAGGTGGCGAAGCAGTTCGAGATGGGGGCGCATGGTGGTTCCTAATCAAACAAACCAAGGGTTCGAATTGTTTTTCCATGTTCCGCCAGATGGTGTTCCTTGCACAACCATTGCACGTCCAGCGGTTTTGAATAATCTGGATGGTGCGCTTCCACGTCAGTTTCTCCGCAAACAATACAAGGGGCTCGGACAAGTTGTCCTCTAGCGATGGCGCGGCGTGTCATTGACCTAGCAGTTCGTTTTTCCGGGTCTATGTCATGCCAGCGTTGACGGCGGCGCTCTTTGCGCTCGTCCTCCGTCAAGATCACTTGGTCTCCCCAACCCTCTCGCGCTTTGCGACGGGCGTATTTTTGCGCCTCAATTTCCTGCTGCCGCTCTGGATTGTCGAGCGCCCATTGGCGGCGTTTCTCAGTGTGGTAGCCGGGGTGGGCCGCCACCCAAGCTTTTCGGTACGCGGCTTTGCACGAGGGGCAGTAGCCCTTCGTTTCGGACAAATTGTCACAAGTTTTGGCGGAACATCTAAACATTTTGTTTTTGTAGCACACCCTAAAAACTATTCCCACAAAAAAATGGGGGGCACGTGATTGGAGGCGCGGAGAAAATTTTGGTTCTGGTCCATTCTTCTTTTCAACGGGAAGTTTCGCTGGACCCGTGGGGGGCCGCGACCCCCGACGCCCCGCCCCCACCTGTCAGCCGCACCACCTCAACAGCCGTTACTCAGGGCAGGGGCTGAGCCGTTACATCGTTGCGGTGAGCGAGCGGAGCGAGCGAAAAAAATTTTTTTTTAAGAGAAAAGTGTCGGAAGTCTGACAGGCCTGAACGGTGCAACGGCGCGGCGCCTGATCGGTTAACCGGCGCTGCGGTGTTCGGAAAGCGAGCGAAGCGAGCTTCGGCGCCGATTTTTAGAGTTGCGCGCAAGAAAGCTTCATTGGCGGGACGGTGTTACGGGGTTGCGGCGCCTCGCGGGGGCGGTTGCGTATAGATATGGATTCCAAAAATTTCGAGTTCTGATTTTTTTGAGGTCCATCGTCGCGGGCGCGTGCGTGCGTCACGTCCAGCCGTCACCGGGATTGGGGAGCGGTCGGGGCGCGTGCGTTATTGGCGCTCGTTTGGGTGTCGTCATCTGCATTGGGTCGGTTGGTTTTGATCGTGGCGGCGTTTCTTGTAGTGCTCGGAGCCGCTGAGATACGCGGCCTTTTTCGCCAAGGTCTTTTACACGTTGCAAGCGGCGCCGATATGCCTGCTCTGCTTCGATCAGTTCCGGTTCAAGTTCGCGAAAAACGGCCATGATGTCGAGCCGGTGGATCGCCCATGTTGATTTGTGCGCTCTCATGATGCTGCGCAAGTTTTCACCTTCTGGCGGGACTGGCCTACACTCGGACGCTATGAAGTGAAAAATCAGGCGGCAAAGCATCCCGAAAGCGGCCGCCGGTAACGTCAACGCAAGCGGGTGCATCATCAAGCGTTCGATGGCGAAAGCGGGGAGTCGTTTCGGTAACGGTTTCTTTTCCATAAGGCAAAAATAAGTGACAACTTGTCTTTTTTCAAGGCGAATCAGGTTGACTGTTTAGGGCGGGTGTCTTACAAATAAGGGGTCAACACGGGCAAGGAGCCACTAAAATGCAAGCTGGTCGATACGCCATCCGCGCAGAATATGCCGACGGAACGCTAGAAGATTCCGTTTCGCTGGTTTCCAGCAAGGCGCTTGCAATTAAAATCGCCAAAAAATGCGCCGAAACGTCAACGCGTGATTTGACGGTTGCTATTTGGGTCGATGATACGCGCACGGATTGCGGCGTTTTCAAAGCTGAGGTGCGCGCGTGATCGCCTATCTTCACAAAAATCACAAGCGCAACGGTGGCGGGTTTGTTCTCGCCATTTGCGCGCGGCCTTGCAACGGCGCCGAGTTTCAGGACGCGGAACGTGTATTGGTGGCTGACAAGCGGGCGGCGCGCGCATTGTGCAAGGCGCGCGGCGTGCTGCCGTACAATTTCTAACGCAAGGCGGCGCCGGGATGATCTGGCGCCGCTCATTAACCGGGCAAGGAGTCACACTATGATTAAGCGAATCGGGTCGGATTTCATCGAATTGTGCGCGCTGGCCTCGGTGTTGGGCGCCGTGTTCTGTCTTTTTGTCGTGCTGCAATAGGGGGCGGCCATGATAACGGAAACATTCGAATTGCCTGAGCATTGGGCGTGCGCGCTCTTTTACGGTGACGAGTCGGGAATGGACTCGAGCGATTGCGCTGCGTTGTGTGCGTTTACGCAATATATGCTCGATGAGTATGGCTCTTGTCATTGCGTCGATATGGGCGAGTCCGTTGGGTTTGTTCGCTACCATGACGCGCGCCGTTTCGGGGTGCTGGCGTGCGAAGTCGCGCCGTTCGTGTTTGATGTTACGCCACGGGGGAAAGCATGAAAGTGGATCTCGATTTCATGATTGGGCTTGAGTCCCTGAAAGCGCGAACGGTGAATCCTTTCATTTGGTCTTCGGCGTGCTGGCTGCTTTTTGAGGCGGGTTTGCTGTGGGCTAATCGTGGGAGCTCGGCGCCGGTCGCGGCTCGCAAGAGCCGCGGCTATAGTGTGCGGGTCCAGACTCACGCTAACGATTGGGTGATAGAGTTTGCCGGGGATGATCTGACTCCATCCTTGCGGCGCCTCTGACGTCTGCGCGTGGCGGTCCTACGGGGCCGCCATCGGCGGGCGCCAATAGTGGCGAATCCGGAAGGGCATGGAGCCAAAAATGCAGTTCAATATAGAAATCAATGCGCGCCTCTTAAAAGCGGTGGCGCTGGCGGCGATTAACAGCGAGTCGCGGTACTATCTGCGCGGCGTTTATGTGGAGTTCTTCGCGGACCATATCACGTTAACAGCTACTGACGGTCATAAGCTAATGGCCGGGCGTCAGACGCGCGTCGATACAGGGCCTGGGGACTCTGCGGCGGGTGAACCTGGGGTTATCCTCCCGCTCGATATGGTCGACAAAATAAAGCTGGGCCGCAAATCGCCGGATCATGCGACTCTGTCGTTCGATGCCAAGGGCGACAATCTGCAAGCTCGGTTTTTGAACCTGCGGTTTGATGGAACGACTCAAAGCGGGTTTGAAGTCGAGGCGTCCTATCCTGCCGCGCGCCGCGTGGCGCCGGTGTCGATCACGGGGGAGCAAGCGGCGTTCGATCCGGAGATTTTGATAACTTTCACCAAGGCGGCCAAGCTGACGCACAATAGCATCGGCAATCCTTCTACGCCGGTCGTCCATCATAACGGTCTAAGCCCGGCGCTGGTTTCTTGGCTGGGCGCTGGCGTGCTGCCGGGCTGTGAAGCGTTCGGGGTGGCAATGCCTATGCGGGTCCAAGGCGATTTCAAGGAACTGCCGGACGTGGCGTGGTTCACGGGTGCGGCGGCCTATAAGGCAACGCCTGCGGATCAATTCAAGGCGGAAACGGAACGGCTCAAGGCGCGCGGTTAAAAGGGGGCTCTCATGTTGTCATATGTTGAAACCGAAAGCGGGCGAATCTATGAGACCGAATCGCCGGAGCTGTGGGCGGGTCCGTTCCTGAAGGGGCGGCGCCTGTCCAAGGCGGAAGGCGCGCGGCGCCATGCGGAGCAATGCGCGGATGATCTGCGGCAAAAGTTGGCGGCGGGGGATACGGTTCATTCTGTGCTGCGTCACGTCTCGGCGTCTGGCATGTCGCGGCGGATAGATTTCTACTCGCTCAAGGGCGGCGTCCCCATCTGGCTGTCGGGGTATATGTCCGGGCTCCTGAGCTATCGGGTTCACAAGCAAGGCGGGCTTGTGGTGCAAGGCTGCGGCATGGATATGGGATTCCACGTCGTTTGCGGATTGTCGTTCAAGCTGTTCGGCGCTGAAAAGGCGCTGCGGTCGGAGTGGATTTGATGCGCGTCACGCCGGTGCGCCCCATAGCCTATGCGTCGCGCTTTTCCGCGCGGCGTCCAGCTGCTTTCAATCTGAAACAAGGAGTCGAACCTATGAAGATGCATGCCTCTATTACTGAAGCCCGAATCTGCGAAGCGGTCGAAGCGGATGATCATTTAGGATTTTGCACGCAATGCGGCGCGGAAGCCTACGGGGTCGAGCCTGACGCCTGCGGCTATGACTGCGAAGCGTGCGGCGAGTCTGCCGTCTACGGCGCCGAAGAATTGCTCATAATGACGGTGGC